GAAATAGTTTGGCTGAGGGTATTGCTATATTGTTCTCATGGAAATCTAGTATCAAGCCTTCTACAATCTCTTGTTTGGATTTATTAGTAGTTACAAAAGTATCTGTTCGGTTCCACTGTTTGCGTAGCATTTCACTGACAGGTCCACCAATTGAATTCTTTTCTACCATTAGAGAGGCATTATACTTTTTGACTCTACTAATGATTTGTTCTATCATATAGGACCAGTCTTTCTTGTTATCTCGATAGATCTCTACTATACTGCCGTATTCATCGATAAAGACACAGACTGTATAATCTGATTCTTTACCAAGATCACAGCCAGCAAAGACTCTACCTCTAGGTTTAGGCCATTGTGTAAACATTGTTTTAGTGTAGTCATCAAAGACCATTGATTCACCTTCTACAAATTGACCTTCATACTCTGCTCTAAAGATAGATTTAGGTAGTGTTTTACGTGCTGCTTCTATTTCTTGCATATCTACATATGGATTACCTTCATATGTCATTCTATATGATTCGTAATTAGGGTGGTCCGGCGACTTGCCTAACTGATACAGATCATAAAAAAAGTCTTTATTACGCGGCGTGGAACACAGTATCACGGTGAGCCCTTTTACTAGTACTGTTGGTTGTATTGCACTACGCCAAGCCTCTTCTCTAATATATGAGGCTTCATCAATAATTAGATGTGTGAATGTATAACCACGTAGAGCATTAAAGTTCTCTGCTGAACGGAAGTGTATTATACTACCATTGTAGAGATGTATTTCATATGTACTGTAGTTAACCTTCTTTGTAATCTTGGTATGCGCGATTGCATTGTAAAGATCTTCCATTACCTTTCTCACTTGTTGGTATGTTGGTGAGATGAAAGCTACTCTAGCACCGGCGTGGTTAATAGAGAACTGTAGCAGAAAGTTCATCATCAAGGTAGTTTTACCTGCTTGTCTACTAGAGACTAGTGTAAAATACTTTGCTTCAGACCGGTTAACTAGGTCTATAAAGCCCTGTTGTGATCTAGTCGGTCTCAGTCCCGTTGCTTCCATCGTCTTCTAATGTATCTCCAAATTTAAATGTGAGTCCCTTTAGTAGATTATCACCGTCAGCATCGGTTAGTGCTTGACTAGATAGCTTTGGTATGAATCTTTCACTGAGTGACATTACAATCTTTAGTGCCTCTTTCGGGTCTTCACTAGCTACTTGTGATAACCAGATTGACAAGTTATCTAGATTATTATCTAATAACATAGCAAAGGCCTCTTTAGCTTTAATAGTGTAATTGTTTTGTCTGCCCTTCTTTCTACCGTTAGGGTTACCTGATTGTCCTGGTTTAAATGGCATCGTCTTGTTTGTTTTTTTCAATAGTTTTTAGATGCTTTAACATCACTTCAGCATTAGCTTGTGATCTAGCTCTAACTGTATATGCAATCTGTTCAGTCATTTTGAATGTGAGATTGCCTTTCTTTGTTCTATAGATGATATAGTATGTCATAGTATGTTAACTTTTTTTAGGTATTCTTGGTGCACGCGTTGCTTCACATTACGCCAACACCGGCCACAGCCATTAGGCTTCTTTGTTTCACCTGTAATTCTATTGTAGATAGCGTATACTAGTTCTAACTGTGCTTTATTAACAGCTGTGTTATTAACAAATATAGTTTCGTTGTCTCCTACAAAAATAATATCTTTGTTTGTCATTTTGGTTATGTTTTGTCTTTTTGGTTAGTATTTGTTTAATTGTCTATCTATCAGTTCTGCTAGCACCGCTTCTAACGCGCTGTAACATATGCCAGACCAACCATGTAGTGCAATGTTAATACCTATGGTTAACCAAAAGGTTGCGCACATAGTACAATTAAATGGCTTGTGTGGTATGTATTTATCTATTAGGTCTGTATAGGGTGTAAAATTATATAACATAGCCATTAGACTTGCTAACCCTAGTAATTCAATCAATGTTTGCATCTTGTAATCTTTTAATTATGTATTCTCGGCACTCTTCAACCGCAAATGCTATTGAAGTTCTCGGTATTAGTGTTTTACGTGAGAGATCACTGTAGTTCTGATTATCTACCCACATTCTAAATAGTGTTGCAATATACCAGTAATGGCCAAAACCTTCACCCATCATGTCTTCTAGTATACCTTCGATACCTTCTAATCTAATATCATCTTGGATATCATAGTCAGTACCCCATACATTTGTAGTTAGGTGTTGATCCCACATCTCTTGTTTTTTAGTCTTGCCTAATGCACCAGCTTTATGTTGACAACCATCAAGACAGATATCATCTGGGTTATCTGTAGTAGGTTCTGCAAAAATGCCTTTATATGTGTAGACTCTACGTTTTTGTCTATACAGTTTATCGTATGGTGAATTGCTTGAATGGTAGTTTCTATGGATCATACCCGACATAAAGCGCATAGCTTCACCCTTGTCAATCAGTTCTTGTGCTCTAGGGTGTATCATAAATTGTTCTATAATATAGTGTGCTATTTCTCTATGGTTTCTATCTTGGGTAATCTTTTCTGCCATTTTAACGATTTCATCATACTTTAATTCTAAAAATTCGTTCATAGTTTAAATCGATTCCTCTGTCTCCAGTGGCTATTTTGTTTTGATGCAGGTACTCTATCTCTACCTTTGACAACATAACTATGTGGTTGATCTGTAGTATGGTCAATTATCTCTGAATCAGTACAACGGCCAGCCAGGTAGTAGTATGTGTTAATTGCTTTAGGATCAGTAATGTAGACTTCTGCTCTTTTAAAGTGATAGTCATTACCAGGTGCTGTCCAACGAACACGGTAACAATGGTTATTCACTAGGGCAATTCTGAACAGTCTACGTAGTTTAGTAAATCTTTGGTTTAATACATCAGTTGAGCTAGTATTGTGTAGTCCTAGTATAGCAGACATATCATTTGACCAGAAGTGATAACCGTATTCAAGTCTACATCCTTTTTTATTATAGACATAAAACATGAAAGATAGAAATAACAATTCATTGTCAGTCCAGTCATCATACGTTGTAGCGTATTCTGGTATATTTAACTTGATCTTCATACATTATATATTAACTTTATCTGTGCTAGTTGTTTCCGATGTCGATATGCGACATCGTTAGATGTATATCGCGTAGCGAATACATCGTTTCAGACTGGTATAGATTAGCTCTTCTTTTTGGTATTTGGTCAGTATAGAAGGCTTGTCTGAAAGCTTTGGCGTGCCTCTGCAGATTTAAAAAAGATTAAAAGCGGATGATAGGGAGTCTCGATTGGCACGCCAGTAGAAATCTGTAAAGATCAAGGCCTAGTCAAACATTTAATTTATCTGATCCAACCTGGCTATTTCAACGGAAGTTTGGAAGCAATTTAGAGTAGAGAAGCTTCGGTATCTACTATAGTATGTTAGTTGTTATACTAGTTAATTAGTATTAGTTTCAATTAGAAGTCGAACAGACTATCTCCAGCACCATCATTTGTATCTACAACGACTGGTTTTACATAGTATGTGAATTGAATTGAATACCCTGTAGGTGAGAGTGAATCTGGAAAGATCTTGATGTACTCTTTGTTATGTAACTCTTGCAGACAATATTTAATTTTCTTTTCATCATCACTACATATAATAGACATTTGTCCTGTTAGAGCGTAACAAGTCTTGTTACCAGATTGTGTAAATTTACTAACTAGTTGTAGAACCATCTTTTCCAGACCTCTGACAGTTTTGTCTTGCCAGATGCCTGGTGCGATAGTGAGACCAGTGTTTGAATACGTTTTTTCGTAGGTTTTCTTCATAATAGATTAATTTTAGTTACCGTGTTATTACTTGTTATACATTATATATCACTATTGTTTCAAAAATCTGGGAAGTCTACAAAAAGAAAGAGGGACCCATTTCTGAGTCCCTCTGGATTTTAGTGTAAAATTAATCTATCTAACGGGGTTAATTGTAATGTTTAGGCCTACTAAACAAAGAATAACAATAAAAAATAATAACAATTATGGCGTACCCTTTTTAAAAACACTAAATCCAATTAATTAAATTCAAAAAACGTTAAATTAATAACATACATTATATATCCAACTTTAATTTTGTTTCAAAAAATTATGGTGTATATGTTACAATATTACCTGAGTTATCTATACCGATACCTAATGTAGTATTACCGTCTGGTGATGTTACTACAATACCTTTACCAATATCAACAGCTTCAACTTGTCTAATTGATAGAGTTTGTGCTCTAGAACCAGTTACATTGTAACCCATCGCGATACTTTCATTACCAGTTGACGATGCATTTTGTCCAAAAGCTAAACCTCTTTGTCCTGAGACTGCAGCTGAAGTACCAATAGCAACTTTATCATTACCACCTGAGATAGTAATTGCACCACCAATAGCTACAGATCTATCTGAACCAGAAATATCT